CGAAACCGCCGTCTCGATCTGTTTTTTGATCGGGTTTGTGTTCAATTTGGCTAAACTTATATTGTGACGGCATCTTGACAATCTCACCTTGCCCTATTCGCATTCCATCTTGTATGACAAAAGGTGTGTTACCTGCGTTATATAACATTACGAAACTTTGATCTGTGTAATCAGCATCAACGATTCCTTCACAGTTAATTACAGTGACTGCATTCTTCCATGCGAGTCCTGATCGTGGATGTATTCGTAATGATTGATTATGTTTGAGATCAAAGATGAGTCCTGTTGGGACTAAACACCTTTCACCTCTGTTTAATGAAAACGATAGATCTTTTGTCACAGACGTTGTGTGAGGTAAATGATTTCGTGAAAAGATATTAATCAAATCACCTTGTCTGAGAGATGCTCTAAAATCAAAGCAAGCAGATTGTTGTGTTGCGTAAACAGGAAGGTGTGCCTGTTCAAAAAGTTTGTGAACTTTAATAATTTCCGCATCATCGTGAGCAAATTGCATCAAAGGGGAAATGTTGTCTGTCATAATATATTCCTAATAATTTATTTTGAGTTGATTGGTTATTTGTAACCTTCAAACCCTTCTACTTCGATTAGAGCATTTTCCCATTCTGCCATATCATCTTTGTTCCCATAAACAGAAAACGATCCTGATATACTGAACGGGGGTTGCATTTCAACATCAACAATTTCATTCCATGTTGACTCAACACTAGCCTCTTCTTTAAACTTTGCTGCTGCCTCTTCAGGTGAGTCAGCATCTATTTCTGATTTGAATGAATATTCTCTTGTCTTAGAGTATATGCCACTTATATGATATTTCGCCATAATACACGCTCGCTAAATTAACTTTTTCTTCCTATGCTATATTTTGCCGCAAGTTCCCACTCGTTCTTATCCTTGTACGGAAGAATTTTGATCTGTGATAATGGAGCGACAGGTTCTTCGATTTTAGAAGGTGATAGGACTTTAATCAGATCCCATTGTTGCAACAAACCGACAATAGTGTTTCTGCGACCTTTGTCTTCTTCATCGAAATTGTTTATCTTGCCATCGAGCATGAATAGCTCTTTGAAATGCACAATGTAATATTTACCTTGTTTATGCAAGATATGACACGATTGAAATAACTTCTTTTCTTTCTTTGAAGCAATGCCTATTCGTGTTAGGGTTTCTTTTACTTTTAGGAAGCTCTCTTCGTTTGGTAATTCAACTTCAACTAGAGCATCAACTAATCCTGAATTCATGATTTTCCACCTTTTTCTTTTTGTTCTCTCATTAAACTGAGTTGTTCACTCGTTAATAATGATAGATGCTCTCGCCCTACAACTTTGTTGCAATTATAATATTCGCAAACGAACTCAAGATCTTCATCGCCAGTATTCTTAACCCATTTTTCAAATCTCTTTCTGGGTCTAATACTATTTATAAGAAACTCGTATTGCGGACGATGTTCGAGTTGGTGGTACATGTTGCATAGGTTAGCGTGCAAGATCGTATCAGGAAAGTACGACAATGCTTTGTTTACGATCCAAGGCTCATAACCCTTTTCTGCCAAGGTATCGTTTTCAGTATCTCTCATCATATTCTTTTTTGTGTGATTGATACTATTTACATAATCAAATGGATTCGCCATGCTCTGGTTCCTTTTCCATATCCGCAACACAGGAGGTACAAATCTTTTGTTCCCCGTCTTTGGATTCACCGTTTTCTTCGTATGTGTATTTTATGACGGCATAATCATTGCCTAGTTTTCCTGAACACAAGAAACATTTTTCTTTCCTGAATCCGGGAGGCAGTTTCATTTCCAATCTGCCTCGGCCATGATTGTTGCCAGTGCCGCTACACGATTGATTTCTGAGTTCGCAACAAACGCTTCCTTGTATTGATACTCAGCGAGAATGATAATCGCATCAGCAACACTTTGCGTGCTTTTCAATCTTGTAGGCAATACGTCATACAATTGACGATATAGGTTTGTTGAGTCAATATCAGTGTTGTTACCAACCCACTTACGCATATCAGTAAAGTTTTTGTTCTTCATAAGATTAACAAGTTTATCAATGTTATCAGACGAATGATTAGTCAGTACACCTGCATCGATTGTGCCTGTTGCTGAATATCGCTGTAGTTCGTTTAACACTCGTCTCCAATCAGGGAAGTGCGTTTGAACCATTGATGCAACTGCTTGCTTGTCATATGTAACATTCTCTTGATCAAGGATACCACAAACACGCTTGAAGAATTGACCTGCGATGCCTGCCTTTTCAGAATTAGGAATGTTGAAATCGATAACTGAACATCTTGAGTGTAAAGGTTCGATGATACGATTTTTGAAATTACAAGTTAGGATGAACCCACAGTTATTACTAAACTCTTCCATGAAGTTGCGAAGTGCGGGTTGTGTTGAATTTGCGTTAAGGTAATCTGCCTCGTCAAGAATGACATATTTGCGACCACCTGAGAAGGATACTGTTGATGCAAAGTTTGCAATCTCGATACGAAGTGTATCAATATTGCCGTTCATCGATCCATTGATTACGATATAATCAGCACCTATTTCTTCTAACATCGCTTTTGCGATTGTCGTTTTACCTACACCGGCACGACCTGTGAGTAATAAGTTAGGTACATTGTTTTGATCAACGAACTGTTGAAAAGTGCCTTTCATCTCATCCGGTAAGATTGTGTCAACAACTTTTCGTGGTCGATATTTTTCGACCCATAAAAATTCATTCATAGTTCACTCCATAATAAAAAAGTAGGGGGCATTTCACCCCCTTGAGATTAAGATTCGGCAGATTCTTCTTCTTCTGCTGGTGCTTGATCTTCTTGTCCAGGAATCTGAACGTCCTCACCATTTGCCTTTGCGGCTTCAAGGAAAGCGACTAGTTTGTCACGAAGTTGACCTACTGCCGTCAATTCGTTACCTTGAATAGCACCACGCTGTGATACTACATCAATTACTTGAACACTTGCAGAAATGTCCTGTAAACTAAGTCCTACCTCTTGTGCTGCTGTGGCCACTGCATCTTGTGCAGGTGTTTGTACTTCTTCACTCATATTTTACTCCTTTTATTTTGCTTCGATTGCAATCCAATACTGAACTTTGTCAGATTTAAAATGTGCCATACCTTTTGACGAAAGTGCTACTTCGTAATCGGCGGGCATGAGTTTCAAATTGTCGGTTCGGATAACCATAGTAAACGGTGCACCGGAATAATCATCTTTAACAACAATGTCGAAACTATCCGCTGTGGGATTCTTACTATCGATAGCAGATACTGAAACTTGATTGTCTTGTGCGATAAACGCAACTTCACCAAGAGACAACACACCTGCTGCTCGAATAATACTATCAATTGTCTTCCAAGGAAGGTTTACAGACAACTCAGGATCAGGAATTTCAATATCACGATCAGGGGGAGTTACAATCATTGTAGGACTCGCATACGTATACTTCAACGTAGAACGACCACTACTGATTTCAAATTTACCTTCTTGGAACTCTACTTCTGGTTCCTCAAACAATCCCAATGTCGCCAAGAATCTTGACAAATCATAAACGCCTGCTTCAGAAGGAACTGACTCTGTGATGGTTGCTGCTGCCATTACAGTTTTCTGAGGCGAGATTGTTCTGACAGTTTGACCCGCTTTAAACAACACGCTTGGATTGATTGAAGAGAAGTTCTTCAAAACATTCAATGTCTCATTACTAATTTTCATAATATTTATATTCCTTGTATATAGTTTTTCGTTAACTTGTGTACATTATACACGATTAACGCAAGTTTGTCAAGTTTTTTATGCACGAGTTATATCATGATTGTGTAACGCTATCAATGCATAGTGCAACACTTTCATCAGATCCTGCCTGTTATAACCATTCTTATTTCCGTATCTTTGCACATACTTCAATACGTTACCCAAAGCAAACCCTTCGCCGTGACCACAGTCAATAATGAACTCAGTTGATTGAAACTTGTTCTTAGAATAATGTTGCGAGTACGTTGAATCAATGTATGCTTTCAATTCATAAATCAACTCGTTTTCATTGAACTTATAGTCAATATCGTCATCAGCATAAAACTCAGGGTCATCATCATATGGCGGTATTCTGCCATCAGGATCAATCCCATAATCTTCGTCTTCGGGCACTTCTTTTAACCAGTAATTGATATAACTCATAGTAAGTTTTTCCCTTGTAGGTAATTACGAACTTTGTGTTTCAACTTAGACGGGGTGTTATCATTTTCCAATGCATCTTTCAATTCCTGTACAGGAGTCGTGTGCATATAGTGATGAGTCGTTTTTCCAGTTCTAGTGTTTGTGACACTTTGTTTAAATTTCATTGGCATACTTATTTCTCCGTTTGCTCAAGATCATTTTCAGCACGATGTATCGCTTGAAGTCGCATAATATCAGCAGCGACATCATGAATACTATTGTGCTCCTCAAATGCTGATTCCCAATAATCAACATCGTTAACTGGGATAAACCCATTCTTAGTGGTAAAGTTAAACTTAGCATCAATAAATGTTCTAGTATCACGAACACGCCAGAACATTAAGTATTGATTAAGCGAATGATGTCTACCACAATCTTTCATCATTCTCCATAGGATTAGCGGATCAAACACATTTGCTCTACTCCACCAATACGCTATCTTAGGACTATCTGCGAGAAAAGTTATGACTTCATCACAGAATTGTTCTTGAGTCAAATCAGTTGCAAGCGGTTTAATGTGTTCTCTTACGCTTGGCGATTGACTTGCCCAAAATTGAATTGTTTGCTTTTCTACTAAAGCACCATAGTTTTTGACTTGATCTTCAACGGACACCTTTAGTCGTTGTATATGTCCTTGTGTCAACTCTTCGAATGTATAAGGTTGTTCAACAAACCTATCCCAATCAAATGTCGCAATAGCACAATCAACTGCCGGACACTTTAAAGCATCCTGACCCATCGTCTCAAAATCAAGTATAAAATCACACCGCATATTCCATAACCTCTTCTCCAAATTGTTCGTTTGCATCTTCATCGGTACTTAATTGCCATTGTGGAACAAACTTAAGTGTTATCGGACCCACGTCTAGAGACTCTTGACCGTTTAGATATTCTGGCAGTATATCATTTTTTAGCATTTTAAATATCTTTGATCTATGGGCATCTAAACATTCTTTAGCCGTAGCGTCTTCAGTTTCCTTTTTTGGTTTAGTAATGTGCATACATAAATTAACTTCAGCAATGTCGTCATTAGGATATTTTTTCTTAGTAGATCTAGCCTCCCTTAATATTGAACCAAACCTTTCTCGTACCCATGCTATATCGTTGGGTTGTACACCGCACATCAAATTCACAATTAAACCTTGTTTAGTGCGTATAGAATGTTTATATCCAGTTCTAGTTGACAAGTTAAACTGTTTAAACAACTGGGAATTTTTACTATTTGTGTTAGCGGTTTGTTTTATACAACCGACTTCAAAATCTGTAAGGTCTCTAAGATGTTTATGTTTCTTAATTTCTTTAGACGCTTTTCTAGCAATAGTCCAAGCATCTTGCTCTTGTCTTACTTGCATTTCCACTATGTGGTCGCTTCCGGCTTGCGTATCAAAGGTGCCGTCTTCATTAGTAAAACATTTATGTTTATAATATAAGTTCAATAAACTCTTTTTAAGATCACCATCTGTCGTAGTATTTGACTTTGCAGAGTAATTTAGAACATTTTTAATCTTATCAAGCTTTAAAGGATCAGTAACAGGTTTATCATAAACATACGCAGGAATTGCTTTGTCGAACCCCCATTTTTCAGCGATCAATTCATGATCTCTAATAATTGCCAAACATGACTCAGGTCTAGTATGACCAGTATAAATTATGTAGTAACCTTTCTTAGTCGGATGAGGCGCAACAAAAATAGGATTATGCAATCCTTCTGACTTGATGTGAGAAGTTATTTCTGTATCTTCACCTATACTGAATTCTCGTATTTGATTTTCCGCATCGGTTAATTCTAATTTGTCATACGGAATCATCTGTACCCTTGTGCTAGGCAAAAGATACTTTCTACGTTCTAATCGCTTAAACTCTTCACTTTTCAAATTTTTATATCTGTCAGGAGTCGGTATAATCATTATATAAGCCTTAAGTTTTCTTCATTTATTTGAAATCTTGACAAGTATGACAAACAACTTGCTTGCATATACGAACTAATCTCTTCATTCATATCAATACGAATCTCAGCATGATTTTTATTATGTTTACTTCTTTTACCTTCACTGAATAAATCGACCATATGAATAACGTCATCTTTGGGAACAAAGAAGAATTGAATCTGCGGTTTTCTGGGTTGATGTGCAATAAACAGATAATGATTGGCAGGGGAATCAAGACGCAAATTAAGAAGATTCGCTCGCCACACAGCATTGGTGGGATCATTTCTATCTAGAGATATTTTGAGTTCTACATTCTTGTGAGTAGATGTTTCAAAGTCGCCTCTATTCTGATTTTGCGGAATGTTTTCCCAACCATACTTTCTTTCTAACCAAGATTGTAACAATGTTCCGTAAGCATTTGATTCAAGATACAATCCTGCAAGTGCGAAAGCATATTGCAAATCATCGGTTGATTCGATCTTTTGTTTTATTGTTTCAACGATAGAATCTTTATAGGCATATGCCTCATTCATCTCTTCCATCGTTTCTGGGATCACGCTAAACATAATATAATATTTCTCAATTCAATTTATACACATATTATAACACACTACGCATAAATGTCAACCGGTTACATGAAAAAATATGGATTTTCTTTCGTCACAAATTGATTTCGTAAGGTCATAAGATCATCATCAAAAGGTTCAAACTCTATAATAAAATTGGGTGATGTTGGTTGTCCACCTTCAAACTTCGTAGACGATATATCACCTTGTTCGTTGTAGAACATAGGACTTATTTCATTGCGAAACAGATGTAATTTGTTTTCGTTGTATAATAGACACGAGAATGTCCCATCAATGTTATCGACATTGCCTGACTTGAGATAGTTTAGCAACATAAGTTTAGTGTCCCAAACCTCATCACTAAGCAGCTCGTCCTTGAGCCTAATCACATCGTCCTCTTTAATAATGCCATTGTGCCATAACAATGTATCCTGAACTTGCGCAGGATGTATTGAATCAACTGACTTTGCATCAGTCGTAGGTGCTTGTTGGTGAGCAACAAAATATAGATTGCTATTTGTTTCAATAGCATGTTTATTTATATCCAAACCACCAAAACTTCGGTGCGAATATACAACATTTTTATTAGAATCAAATGCATATAATGAATGAGAGTGTGTCCCACGATAGGCGTTCAACTCAGCGAGTTGTCGCAATCTGTCAATATCAAAAGAACCTACAATAGAACACATAATAAAACTCTCATCAAAATATACTACATTATAACATACTTACTACCTTAATGTCAAGCACTTTGTTTCCAGGGAATGTCAACTTGATACTCGACAGGATCAACTAATCCGTTCTGCATGAATCCGTTGATACGTTCTGAACACGATGGACATTTAGCGCATGATCTGCCTTGATCATCAGGATCATAACATGTCAAAGTATTTGCTAACAGATCAAAGTTACCCATCTCTTTACACAAACTAATTTCGCTTGCTTTGTTGAGGTGACTGAATGGCGCAACAACCTGAACCTTATGAGTTCGATTCTGTCCCGCAATGCCGTTGATGCCGTCAACAAACTTTTGACTTGTGTCCCAATATCCATATTCGTCATGAACTTGTAATCCAGTAAACACATGAGAACAATCACTCGCCTCTGCTTGTGCCATTGTCAAAGACAACAAGATTAAGTTACGGAACGGAACGTAGGTCTTGGGTTGTGGGTCACCCAATACATCTTGTATTGTTGGCATTTCAACATCAGAACCTGCGATGTTTGCTGAAATAGGTTCAGCAATCTGTCCCAAGATTCCAAGATCTAATACCTTATGACCCACCCCAAGTTTTGAACACAACTGTTCTGCTTTCGTCAATTCAATCCTTTGCTTTTGACCATAGTCATATGATACAGCAAACACCTTGTCTGCGCCATATTTTTGCACAAGCAACATTGTCATGATGCCTGAATCTAACCCACCCGATAACACAGACAAAACATTCTTATCTGTGTCGGGCAATGAATTGATCGCTTCGTGTAAGTTCATTACTGCCTCAATGTTTTTTCAGAAATCGCCATAGTGTTACGCAAACCCGCTGCAAGATTTCCAAGATGAGGATGAGAGTAACGAACGGGATTAATGTCAATACCGCCACGGCGAGTGTATAGACAACAAACAAATAATTCACTAGGGGAGAATTTGTTAAGTAACCGTTGGTATATGCATTCACAAATTTCTTCATGGAAATGATTCTCCTTTCGCATACTTACGATGTATTTCAGTAACGATGTATCACTCGGCAACGATGCACCTTTCATGTAGATATAAACGTCACCCCAATCAGGTTGATTTGTAACACGACAGTTTGATCTCAACGATGGTGTCCAAACCCACATATCTTTATCATCTTCTTCGCTTACTTCAAGTATTTCTTCTGACTCGTTATAGACATCAAATTGCATTGATTCAGGATCATCAAGATATGCTTGATCAAGCAATCTAAAGTCATACTTTTCAACAGGCATTTCAGTCGCTGAATCATCTGTTGCAAGATGAAGGTAAACATCGACTTCAGTCATCAATACCTTTGTCAAATCAACAGCGATTTGATTACGGGCCGCTTCAAGTGCGTCTTGTACTGTCGCACCCATGTTCGCCATGTTGTATGAGTTCAAATATAACTTAAGCGATTTAGATTCAACGATGCTTTCTGATGATGAATCGTAAGCACATTTGATAACAGCATTTACAGGATATCCGCTATCAAGCAAGAACGATACTTCATATCCGTGCCACGTATCCCAACCATAAAATTCATCACCTGTTAAACCATATGCTGAACGATTTAAGTGTCGTGGGATAGGAACCAACAATGTCTTGTCGATGCTGTCGGGTGTTACATACGGTTTTACAACCGATCCATCGCCCGCCTTACCTAAATGCGCAGATGCGATTTCATTAATATCAGTCATTACAATTTCTCCGAGTTTTCAAGTTTGTTAATAATATCATAAAAATACCTTTCTGTCAACCAAAGAATTTCTCTAATCCAAATGATTGCTCTTTTCGTGCGATACGAGCAGACGATACATATCCTTTAAACATATTCATCCACTTTGTCATATCTTCCATAGTTTTGACGTTGCGCAATTGTTGAATAGCGGCAATGTTCATCTCACCTCTTGCTCCAATAAACTCTCCACCTGCAACAGTATCAAGACATTGAATAAAGTTTTTGACCTGATACATTGAATATGCGAATCCGATCAATGCGGCGGTTACAATCTTATCTTTATCCTTTGATTCAACAGCACGTTGAACCGTCTTAGAAAACGTCCACGTCTCATCTTCAGCAAAGAATACTTCATTCATCATCCAATCATAACTACCATATTTTTCAAATGCAGGTTTGAATGTGTTGTAAATGTCTCGCATTACTTGTTCTAGTTTGAAGTTACGATATGTTCCTAAACTCTTACATGTGCCGTTTAATTTCATCAAACCATAATTGAAGCATACAGTATGTGACGAACTATCATAAGAGATCTTTTCGTAATCAGATAAGAACCCTGCTTTCTGTAAATACAGCACAGGAGCCATACGAGGAAGCGAACCTACACCCAACAAGTGAAGTTGTTTCTTTGAACTTGAGTTACAGAACTTAGCAATTTCATGTGCTGCTGTCAACATCTCGATTGTCTCTAACTCTTTGTTACCCATGCACGTATCTGCAACAGCAATGCCGCCAATGTTATCAAAGTGTGCAGGAGTTAACTGCTCTTCGACTTTACGATACCAATGAACCATATCCTCAGCAGTGTTGCCTTGAACAATGATAATAACCTTTGTCGTTGCGCCATGCTCTTGGAAATACTCTACTTGTCGTTTAATGTTCAAACCTGTCGCAATTGCTGTCTCATCGAATCTATCCTGATTAAACACCTTGTTACCCACGTTTGATCGTTCGTTGCGTGTACGTACAAGAGCGACTGATTCTAACGGTATATCGTCAAAGCACATCGCATAATCAGCATACGATTGTACACCGTAAATAACATCTTTGATTTCATCGGTCACTGCCTTACCTGTCGTAACCATTTGCAAACCGCCTGAATCAGCATATACTTTATCCATATGAAAGTTTTGATAATCATGTAAATGACCAGGGAACTTCTTTTCAGTATAAGCATTAAACAATACTGCAACAGACGGATCTGTATTCGTTGATGATTCATGAACAGAGTCTTTAAGAATATCAACGACTTCGCATAAGGCAGGAACAATATCGCTTTTATAATATTCATTCTTCATAAAGGCGTTATTGATAGGACCTGCCATACCGATTGCACTAACTACATATTCTAAATTTAACATTCAGATTCCTATCTTAATTTACAAGCGTTTACAATGTTCATAAACTCTGCACGAGAAGTCGGATCGTTTTTAAAGCAACCACCTAACTTACTTGTGACTGTTGATGAACCCACATCTTCAACACCACGACTTTTCACGCAATAGTGTTGAGCGTCAACAACAACTGCAATATCGTCTGTATCAAGAATGTATTGCAATGCAAAATAAACCTGTTCAGTCAATCGTTCTTGAATTTGTGGTCGTTTTGCAAAATACTCTACAACACGATTTAGTTTACTCAATCCCAATACTTTCTCTCTTGGAATGTAACCTACAGTCGCAACACCATCGATAACTACAAAGTGATGTTCACAGTTTGATTGAACATTAATGTTACGTTCAATGACCATCTCATCGTATTTCATCTTGTTTTCAACTGCTGTACATTTCGGGAATGCTTCGTAATCAAGACCCCAAAAGATTTCGTTTACGTACATCTTAGCAACACGTTTTGGTGTGTCCGTTAAACTGTCATCGTTTAAGTCAAGACCCATAATACCCATAATGTCTTTGAAGTTGTTTTCGATCAAATCAATTTTAGTTTGACGATCAAGGCCATTGTCAACTACAGGAGTTTCAACTCCACACTTCACAAGGTGCTCGTGTACTCTACGGCCTAGTTCTGGATCAGTTTTTAGTTTGTTATATGCCATCTTATTTTCCTATTATATTTTCCCAAAGATAATTATGCACTCTCGCTGCTACTCTGTAACCACGATTTAATGCTTCGTCTGCGATTACGTGAGCAGGTACATGTCCACTTATCTCGCCTTTTTGTCCTTCAATTGAACCACCTAGAGGCATAATCCATATAGGATATTGTACGCCTTGCTCTCTAAACAATTCTATAACTTCTTCAACCTCACTCCACGATTCATCTGTTCCACTAACAACAAATTTAAGTTGTCCTATCGATAGATCAAAGTATGTCGCAACTGTTTCAGGTTTGATTGCTTTCTTGCGTTTCTCACCTGCGACAGTAAACAACTTAGGACTAACAGAAAAGAATAATTCTGTTGTGTCGTTGTTTTTCCAATACTCAATGAACTCGTCAGTTAAAGGTTGTGTCCCATTTGTCTCAAAGGTAACAGATGGAATGTGTTGACCGATCTTATCAAAGTATTTCATCATCTCGACAGATGCGATCTGTGCATGTTTCATTAAAGGTTCGCCGCCCGTGAAACACAGATGAATGTTATCATCAAATGATCTATTAGGAACAATATCTAGGATGCGTTCACTAATTACGTCAGGCGTTCCTTTATGTTGCAAATGTTTAAACTTCTTTGACCACGAATATGAAGTGTCGCACCCGTGACCAAACACAGGCAAATCTTCAATACGATCATAATCATCTACAAAGATTTCTTTATAAGGAAGTTTGTATGTATCAGGATTAGTCGGATCTTCTTGACCGAATCCGTCACATTGCAGATTACATAGAAAGAAACGAATCCATGCAGTCGGTTCACCAGTATAATGACCTTCACCTTGCATAGAGTAAAAGATCTCTGAATAAGCGTACTCTTTCATAACTATCCCTCGTATATGGCAGAGTTAGCAGAATGCTCAAATACTTCTACGCTAACCAGTTGAACTGATTTGCCTACAGGGTATCGATCAGGATTATCTTTCTTTAAGTCGTCTAAGATTGTTTTCATGTTATCATATGCTAACTTAGCAAATCCTTCACACCCTACGGCAGGAACAATACGAAGATCACAGATACCAAGATTGTTATAACCCGAACCTAGGAGGTTTAAATTCTCGAACACCTCGAGATCAGGATCATCTTCACCTACGATAAGTGTATGATCGAACATCATTTCTGCCCAATTTTTGAATGCTTTTAATCCGCCGAAATCCATAACCCAATTACGATCATCGAGTGTATCGGAAGAAAAGATTAGTTTGATACCAATTGAATATCCGTGTAAGAGAGAACAATGTGAATGTGTTGCTTTCCATTGCCTAAATGTGCATGATAAACCACGGTCGTTACCATACGTTTTTGTTGAATAATATTTACCCATAAAAATACTCCTAGTTATTGTAAACGGTGGAAGGGCACCGCTACCATTATTTATATGTTTAGATTTCTCAAGTTTTATGAAATCAGTTGTTATATAGTAACACAATCAAAACCTTTTGTCAACCACTAAGTTGCAATTCGTGAAAAGTTTTTTATCTTTTCAAACTTAATCACGCTATGGAACTTCTCAAACAACTGATCACCTTTGTGACTGATGATGAATACGTTAGAGTCTTGTGTGATCTCATTGATGATTTTCAAGAACTCTTCTGTACCCGAGTTGTCAAGAGAACTATCCATGATCTCGTCCATAATCAACAGATTCGTTGATACAGAATTTCGTAGTTTGGCGACAGCACGCCATGTGAACAACAATGCTAAATCAATACGCAATTTCTCACCCTCACTGAATGATGCGTATGAGAACGAATCACGAAATCTTGATTTGATTGTTTCGCCAAAGTTCTCGTCAAGTTGAAAGTCAACAAAGAAATCCATTGATGCAAGATACTTGTTAATCAACTTATTCATCACAGGAATGTATTGCTTAATAATCCTCGTCTTAATGCCGCCATCTTTAAGGATATTCGCAGACACACCTATAATTTCTTTATCATCAAACGCTTCAGTTTGAAGATCATGTTTCTCTTGTAATTCTGCTTTTAGTTGTTTAATCTTTGTATCGTCAATAACTTCGGCGTCTTTCTCTGCCTCTTCAAGTTCAGATTGAATACCTTTACATGTACTCATACCTATTTTCAAGTTACCACGATGTTCACTCATTGTCAAATTCTTTTCATTGATCAAATCTTCAACATCGCTGATTGCTTCAAGACGTTTCTCTACAACATTACCCCTGTCCTCAAGTTCCTGTCGTGCTTTACGTATCTCTTCAAGTTTTGTATTCGTTTCTGCAACAGTTTCATCTTTGAAGTCGTGATCGATGCCTTGTTTACACGTTGGGCAGTTGTCGTGATCTTCATAGAATTTAACGTCTTTATGTAACGCTCGCAACTTGTTACCAAGTTCGCCATCGATTTGATTGATCTGTTTTAACTTTTGTTTCTGTTGTTTCTTATCAGTTATCGTGCCTGACAATTGACCAACATCATCAAGCAATGTGTCAACGATACCTTGTTGCTCTTCAATAAACTCGACCTGCTCACGCAACTTAGATTTAAGTTTACCTACCTCAGTTTGTTTCAACTTACGAATTGACTCGTTGTGTTCTTTCGCACTGTCAATTTTGTTTTCAATCAGATCAATTTCATACTTAAGGTTTTGTATCAATGCTTTGTTGTTGCTTGCACGTTCTTTCAACAAAACATTCATCGTTGAGAAGATTTGTATGTCGAGCAGATCTTCAATGATGTCTCGTCTTTGTTGTGCAGGTAACTGCATGAAAGGAACAAACGTAGATGAACCTAACACAACAACCTGACCGAATGACTTAAGGTTCATTTTCAAGATGTGTTCTTCAAGATACGATTGATAATCACGAGCAGCAGCGTCTTGATTTAACAATTCACCGTTGCGCCATATCTCAAATATAACAGGTTTGATTCCACGCTTGACAATATACGTTGCACCCTGAACACGAAACGAAACCTCAACTTCAAGTTCTTTGCCGTTTATCGAGTTCAACAATTGCGGTTTGTTAATCTTACGAAAAGGTTTGCCGTACAATGCAAAACAAATAGCATCAAGCATTGTTGATTTACCTGCACCGTTCTCGCCAATGATCAAAGTAGACTTACTACGATTCAACTGAACTTCTGTCCAAGCATTACCCGTAGACAAAATATTCTTATACTTCACATATTCAAAAGTCAACATTATATATCAATCGCCTCCTGGTATAACTCTTGAACAAAATCTTCAACTTTCTTTTTGTCAGTTTTCAATTCTAGGTTATCAATATAGTTACGCAAAATAGTCATTGTGTCTTGTGCCTCGTCAACCAATTCACCCTCATCAAGTACATCCATGTTCATATGATCTTCAACGACTTTAATGTCAGCAGCACCTGATTGATGCAACTTATCAAGGAATAGATCGAATATGTACGGATTCTCTTTGTGCTGTATGATCACTTTGATTTGCGTTCCTGCCAACTCAGAAGTGTCAAGGTTCGCAATATCCTCTATTGTCATGTCCTTGTCATCATACCAAACTTTATGGAACATACGGAAAGGATTTTGTATATACTCCATCTCACGGGTTTCAGTATCAAAGATATTAAAACCACGCTTTTGATCGTAATCACTCCATGTCATCTCATAAGGTGATCCGAGGTAACTGATGTTGCCGTGTGTTGACGGTTGATGAAAGTGTCCCGAATAAACAGAATCGAACATCGAGAATACATCTTTGTCCATGCCATCAGCACATATATGTCCTTTGTCCATTTCGAACCCAGCAATCTCAAAATGCCCCATCAATACCTGTGCAGGAGTATCTTTGAACATTTGTAATGATTCTTTCCAGTTGTCAGCACATAACCAAGGCGCAAGCATGATCTTACAACCATCCATATCCAACTCAACAGGTTTCTTCCAATACAAATGAATGTTGTCAAATGATGAGTTGCCGTACAATTGTTTTAAACTGTTGATCTCGTTTGTGTTTTTGTAGAACGTATCATGATTACCTGCAATTGCGTGTAACGGAATACCCATTTCAGATATGGGTTTGATGAAATCCTCTTCTAATCGTTTTGCTGTTAAGAAGTTAATATACTTACGTCTATCGACAACATCACCTAAGTGAAATATTGCATCAACACCTTTCTCTTTGATAGTAGGAAAGAATATTTCCTTATAGAACTTACTGATATAATCAGCAAACACCTGATTGTCATTTCTAACACCCCAGTGAGTGTCAGTAACAATAGC